CCGAGTGGTTTTAGAGTCTATTGGCCCGACTTCTCCCGCGATCTTTATCAAGTTCTTGAAATCCGAAAGTATCTGACTGTGAGAGCTCTCTCGCCCTCAGCGGAAGAAATCTCCCTAATGGACGAAATCCTATACTTACCGGCGCAAATAACTGACTCACAACGTCGCCGTGTTATTCAAAAACGCCTCTTGATTCATCCTATAACTCAACGACATTTAATAACTTGGACTGCTCTCGCCAGAGCTGAACACACAAGTCCTTTTAAGATTCAATCAATTCATTCAAAGGGCCTAAGAGAGCTATGGGGGCGAGTTCCTGACTCAAAGCTCCTTTTTCTAATCCAAAAATTGGAAGAAGTAACATGAAGCCCTCAAAGGGCTATACTGATTTAGCCTACCTTCGCCAAGCGGCACTAAAGGGCTTGCCTTCCGTCCCGAAAGCTGCCAGCCTAATGTCAGACTGCGGCTTGTGGCCGTTCGGTCAACGACTCTCGACGGGTGAGAGCGAACAGAGTCAGAGACCTAGAGCGCCACGAGCTGTAGTCTGCTTGGAGTCGTCAGGAAAGTCGAAACTTGAAGAGACTCAGGAGTAAAATCTTGGGTCTCTTCACTTTTTAGGACTCAACTCATTCTAAGCGAGACCGAATACACCCGCCCATTTTTATACAACAAACAAGAAGAAGCTCTGTTTTGTCCTGAGCGGTGGGCGCTCTGTGAGGCGAGTACAAAGTCAGGAAAAACTGTTGGTTCGATCGCCTGGCTTCTCGAAGAAGCCCTTTCCGGTCAGCGAGGCTGGAACTATTGGTGGGTCGCGCCAGTTAATACCCAAGCTCGAATCGCCTTCTCGCGAATAAAAAATGGCCTGACTCCAAACACGTTCATCCCCCGTGAGAGTCCTGAGCCGACAATCACTCTAATGCACGGCGCGGTTTTAGGCTTCAAAAGCGCCGACAATCCCGACTCACTCTACGGCGAGGATGTCTACGGCGCCGTTATGGACGAAGCCTCACGAGCCAAAGCTGATTCGTGGCACGCCCTGAGATCGACTCTTACGGCGACTCGTGGCCGCGCTCGTCTGATTGGCAACGTCAAAGGAAAGAAAAATTGGTTCTACGAGTGGTGCCGGCGAGCAGAGAGAGGTCTTGACCCCAATGCCCACTTCAGTAGAATCACCTGCCAAGACGCCATCGACGCGGGAGTTCTTGACCCTGAAGAGATCGAAGACGCTCGACGTAATCTTCCCGAGCGCGTCTTTCTTGAACTTTACATGGCCGAAGCGTCAGACGACTCCGGAAATCCTTTCGGCGAGGATCACATTTACGCGTGTACCTTCACTAAAGAGATGGTCGATCTTGGACTCATAATCCCCGGCCCAGTCATCGCCTACGGAGTAGATCTGGCGAAGAAGCAAGACTATCTGGTCCTAATCGGCCTTGACGCCAACGGTGTTGTTGTTGAATTTCAACGCTGGCACGGGATTCCCTGGGGCGAGTCAATTAGACGAATTCATGAAATCGTCGGAGAAGACACGCCCTGTTTAGTGGACTCAACCGGAATCGGCGACCCGGTTTTGGAGTCCCTACAGATCGGTCATGGCAACTTTAAGGGCTATAACTTCTCTGGAGTCTCGAAGCAGAAACTCATGGAAGGGCTTGCGGTCTCGATCCACCGAGAGGAACTCCGCTGGCCAGACGGACCCATCAAGAATGAACTTCTAGGATTTGAATACGTTGAAAAGCCGACCGGGACTCGCTACTCAGCTGCCGAAGGCTATTACGACGACTGTGTGATGGCTCTTGGCCTGGCCCGCGAACAGTGGTCGACAATGGCTCCGGCACAGAACCTGATCTCATTCTATAGTGAGCAGGTTAAAGTCGCCAGAGCACAGCAAGCCCTCAGAGAGAGTCTAGAAGGCATCTCTCGCCGACCGACTTCTTTTGATCGTGAAGAGCTCCTCGACAACGAGTTGACTGATCTTTATCAAGCAACTCTACGAGAATACGACGCACCAAAGAACCTCTGCTTCGGCTGCGGAAAACAAATCGGAGCAACAAGGATCAGCGACGGAATGTTCGCCTGGCACCCCGAGTGCCACGGACTCAAGGCAGCCTAAATGATTCAAAAAATACTTTTGATCTTCTTTTTGGTTCTAACCACTGCTTGTACGACAGCCGCAAGGGTTGAATATTGTCAATCCCCCTCAAACTCAAACGTTTGTTCTGCTCTTTTCCAGAAAGAGTCTTTTAGATGAAACTCCTCTGTAAGACCAAGATTGACTTCGATGATTGGAAAGAGGGAGTCATCGTCGGCTATTGTCCCGGCCAGGAGGGGCGAGTCAATGCTATAGTCGCCCGAGTCGATGGAGCTCTCGAAGCCGTTCCGCTCTTTAATGTCAGACTCATTTCGAGCCCTAAAAAGCTCGACAAATTCGACAGAAAACTCTTCAAAAACATGGAATCCAGCTCCAAGGGTGTCGCTTAGTGGCCAACTCTCGCCGTAGAGACAAGACCTGGGACGAGTGGAGACAGGAGAACCAAAAAAGCCTGTCCAAGATTCCCTCGGGCGGAGTTATGAGTCCGATCTCACCCGCCTACGGCTCAAGCGGGGCGATCAGACGGAGTCCGCCAGGGAGTCAAGGTGGTCCGACAAGCGGCTTCACCGGCCCCTCGAAATACAACGTTGATCCGCGAAGCCAGCCTCAGAGCTGGATCGACGACGTGGATGAGAACGCTAATTGGTTCTCTCCGATGCAACCTGTGTGGCCATTCGGGCCACCCTATGTTAACAACCCGCGAGAATTTGACTACCCAACAGGATACAACATCAACTTCATCCCAAATCGGATGAATCTGTTCGGTATGTTGCGAGCAATGAGGTCCAGTTGGGGAGTTCTCGCCGCCGTTATCGCCACCAAGCAAGATCAACTTCTTCGAGTCCCTTGGACCATTCAAGGCCGGGAAAAAGCCCGCCAAGACTCGGTCTCTATCCGAGAAATGAAGGACTTCTTCAAAAAACCGGATGGGAAGAGACGTTACAGTCAATGGGCGAACTTGATTCTCGATGATCTTCTGGTTCTCGACGCTCCGGCAATTTATTTTCCCAAGCGTCGAGACGGCAAGCCACTTTTCGCTGAGCGAATCGACGGCGCAACTATCTTTCCATTGATGGATGATGCCGGACGACGACCTGACTCAATTATCCGCGAAGTCTCCGACGACGGAACCGTTTATCTACAACGTCAGCCCGCGTTTCAGCAGATCATCAAAGGCATGCCGATGATTGATCTCGACGAAACCGAGCTGATGTATGAGCCTATGCGACCTCGGGCTGAGATGCCGATGTTCGGCTATTCGCCCATTGAACAAATCTTGGTCGAGACAACAGAAGCCATCAGAAAGACTTTCTATCAGTTGAACTTCTGGACTGAAGGAACAATTCCAGACCTGATCGTCACGGTGCCAAAAGAGTGGACTCCGCGACAAATTGCTATGTTCCAGGCGCATTTCGACGCCATGTTGAGCGGCAATTTGCCATTGAAGTCCAAAGTAAGGTTTCTTCCCGGCGATATGAAGCCGTTTGATATCAAAAACTCATCCGGTGAGTCTCTTTGGTCTGATCGCGACGAGCATTTAATTCGCTTGGTTTGCTTTGCCTACGGTGAGTCGCCGGCTCCGTTTGTTCAGATGATGAACCGCTCCACGGCGCAGAACGCGCAGCAAGTCTCTGTCGAGGAGGGTCTGTTTCCATTGATGTCCTACTGGAAGGACGTCATTATGGACCCCATCATTCAGGACAAGTTCGGTTACGACGATGCGGAGTTTATCTTTCAGCCGATTCCAGAGCCAAATGGTGAGAAGCAGTCTAAAATTCACCAGGTTCAGGTTGACAATGGAATACGGACTCGAAACGAAGTTAGAATCAGCGATCTCGGACTCGAACCCGTCGAAGGCGGCGATGTTCCGACGGTGACAATCGGTAATGCGGTTATTCCGCTCAAAGACGCAGCAGAAGGAAAAGCACTTCCAAATGTCGGCGGTGATCCTGAGTCGGGGGGAAGTTCGGCGAATGGGCCGAAAGGCAGCACGCAGCCTCAACCGACAAACACACCCGTTCGTGGTGCCTCAAGGCCGCGTAGCGACTCACCGACTCCCAGCAACAAGATCGCCGAACTCATCAATCTGGTTCAAGAAGTCGAAGACCTCTATAAAGTCA